ATTTTCTAAACTTCCCACTCGCCCAATTACACTATTAAGGCTATTAGCAGTAGATGTTGTCTTATTATCTACCCCATTAATTTTATCCACGAGTTCAGTACGAACAGCGGAAGAACTTTGGCTAATTTGTGATTGTAAGCTTCCGTAATTACTACCAACAGTGGATTGCAAACCATTTATTGTTGCGTTAACTTCAGTGAATGCTTGATCAGTATCTTCTGGCGCTGGGGTCCAATCAGTAGCCATCGTTCCAAGCTCTAATTTAGGATGATGATAAGTAGTTGTTACATCAACGCCAGGAACTTGACCAGCGTGGCCCGCATAATAAAGAAGTTGATAATTATGTGAATCATCAGGAATGGTAAAAGTAATACTATGTCTTTTTCCATCAGCTGGAAAAGCGTGGAAATAACCTTGAATATTAGTACTTGATTCCCACATACGAATTGAAGCTTCTGGAATTTTGCTAGTACTATTCCTGGCTTCTACCGAAAACGTGTACGTTTGACCATGTTCAAAGGTAAAGCCTGTATTATAGTTACACCACGCTGGCCAACCATCTGTAGTGCGCGATGTTACACTGACATCTTTATTACTATTTCGAAGTAAATTTCTTCCACCAACTTGAATAGCGCCAATTTTAGCATCCAAGCCGTTTGCAGTAGTAGTTAATTGAGTTTGTAAACCAGTAATCTTATTAGTTAAATCAGTTCGCATTTCAGAAGCACTTTGACTAATCTGTGATTGTAGACCCCCATAGTTACTACCAACAGTTGAGCGAAGCCCTTCTAGCGATTGAGACAATTCAGAGAAGGCGGATTGTGTTGCCATGTCTTCCGGTGCTGGCGACCAAGGTGGCCTTACAGTTCCTTTGTTAACTTGGAAATATATCCATTGAAGCCATCCGCCTGATGCATTATCAACTCGTAGTTGAACGGCATAATATTCATTTTGAATTAAACTAGGTGTTACCTTAATATGCCTTTCAATGGATCCAGTCTTTAATGTTGAAGAGGCTTGTAATTGTTGCCAATCGCTTGGATAGATTGCACCATCATTCCAACCACATACATTCCCGTCTGCTTGAAGTGCAATTTGCATACCACCTCCAGATAAATCCTGATATTGATAATTAACAGCAATAGTAATCCAGTCACCAACATTTAGGTTGCGTGTATAGAATCTACCTAACTGTTTGGTCTGATTATTCGACCCGTTAAAGTCGCTCCAAGCCGATGACCATTTATCACTCGTATTTCTAGCTAAATTAACTCCACCACCACTAAACATTGGAATAGTGGTTTGTTGAACTTTTTGAAGAAAGCCATCAGCTGTTTGTAGAAAGCCACTATTAGTTAATACATTCTTCAATCCGGTCCAATTAGAATCACTTTTAATAGCGTTAACAGCATCATTTTTAGCGGTATCAGCCTTACTATCAGTTTCAGATTTAGTGTAGTAACTACTAAATTGTTGACTAGTTGTAGTAATTCGAGCTGATAGTTGCGACAAGTCATTTTGGATATCTTGTGGGTTAGGACTCCACTCTGTTCCAGCATTTCCAATTTGGAGCATTGAATGATGGTAAGTTGTAGCGAAATTCTTACCTTCAAGCTTGCCCATATGTCCGGCGTACAAATAAACACTATAGCTCACTCCATCTTTAGGAATCGTAAATGTTGTTGAGTGTCGTCGACCATCTGCTGGAAAAACTAAATTACCAGGTGCTTCTTTATTAACAGCTGAGTTCCAAATCCGTATCGAGGCTTCTTTGACCCCATTGGTATTTGTAGCCGAAGCAGAAAAAGTATATGTTTCACCAGGAGTCAAATCCCAATAAACTGCTTTATTGTCCCACGCAGGATATGGGTCAGTTGTCTTTGACTCAATAACAATATCAGTCCCACTATTAGGAATTAGATTCCGACCACCAACTTTCAAATTATTCATTCGGTCAGTGACACTGTTTAAATCAACCCGTAACCCATTAGCCGTAGCTTGCACATCAGCTGTCTTAGCATAGCCATTCAAATCACTAGCAGTTAACCGAGCGTCCAAAGCTTTATTAGTCAGATTAACAAAATTCGTGTAGGTAGTATTATCAACTTTACCGGCCAACATCGTTTGTAAATTCTGTGCATCAAGCTTTAACTGTGCAATATCACCGTTAGCAGTACCAACAGTAGTTTGCAGACCTTTTACGTCAACTTTGGTGGAATTAACATCTCCTAGCAGATTAGCGTAATTGATGTTCAAACCTTTAACTGTGTTAGTTACATCAGCAATGTTTTTGCCTTGTGCCTGAGCCTGTTTAGTTAAATCGGCAATGTTGTTTTGCGCTGAAATATACTTCTGCAAGGCATCAGCTACATCATTAGTCACTTTAGTTAAGTCAGGAACAATGTTGTTATCGTACTGACCTTGTAACTTAGTAATGCTATCGCTTAACTTTTGCAGGCTATCATCGGCAACCTTCTTATTATCAGCAATTGATTTATTTAGCTTCTCTATACTCTCATCAGCAGCAGATTTATTAGCTTCAATTGACTTATTAAGGTTCTCAATGTCGGCATCAGCTTTCTGCTTGTTGGCGATGATATCCGATTTGGCTTGGTTAAGGCCGGCTTGGGCTTGTTCGATTTGATGCTTTATTTCATCTTCCGTTAAGTCTTTCCTTACCCACTTTCCAGAGCCATCATCTTGTTTTTCAAAGACCCACAACTCAGTAGCGTTACCATTCTTCCTGAACCAAACATCATTGAATTTAGCGTTGGTTGGTGGAGCAGTTACGCTTGGAGGAAACACAACTGTCCCATCTGGCACTCTTCTAAGTTGTAATTCCTTAATTGTTTGAGCAACACTACCTTGCCAAGGAACCATTTGATCAGAAGAAGTTGTCTGATCAGCTTTTGAAGTTGCAGAAAGCCCACCATTAAAATCAAGAGTGTAGCTACTGTTTGGAACAACAAAAGAATTTCCCTGTTTATCTTCTAGTCGTAGCCAATCCCCCGCTTCAACAGCAGGATTACCAAACCAATTCAGACTGAACGGGTAAAAAGTTATGTCTTTCAATTGCTCCCAAATATCATTGAGCCGTTGTGGAGTCATGATATTATTTTCGAGTTTAATCTGAGAACCAGTAGCATCTCCAGCTTGATAATTCTTGGTTTCTTCTGTACTCTCACCATCACGAGTTTTAGTAGTAAGAGTAACTTGGCATTGAATACCATTAATCTTATAGGCAGCTTCATTCTTCGTTAGTCCTGCTTGTTCATATTGACTAGGATCTAATTCATAGTTTGGTTCAGAAATTGTCCGAATAGTAAACAATCCTTGTCGATCAAACAGAGCATAACCAACATACAATTGAGCAATCCAACCAAGTGCTTTGCGGTAGCTTTGACCAGTGATCGGAGCTGACAAATCTGCTTGGTGCGGAAGACGTGCTAAATCATCAGTATTAGCCTTAACACCTGATTGAGCACAGATCTCCGCAATGACATCTAATACTTTAGCTGGGTACGTTAGTTTAGATACATAAGTTCCCTCTAAGCCACAGAAACGATCACTAGCACTAACAGTCGTAAGATTATTATTTCGGTCCATCTTGATTTCACTGGAGATAATAAAAACGCCCAACGGTTCATAAACATAACCGCTAGATGTTTTTATTCCAATGCTAGGATGAACCTCCATTCCCAGCTTCAATCCCTCAATAAGGTGAGAGAATTCAATCTGAACTGTATTTGAATACGTAGACCCAATTGCAAACATATCACCATTGTAAGCCCCTGAATCGTACTTCAAACTATTAATATCAGTTGCACCATATGTTTTACCATCAATCGTAACTTTAATATCCAAAGTTCGCTGTGAAGCTCGCCAAGCATCTCGAGTTTCTTTTGATTGTGTTAACACTAATTAATCACCTCCTTATTGCTCAATCAGATCAAAAGATAAATCTTTCCAAACCGGTAATGATCCTACAAATGAATAAACGGGTGCTGTCCGATCACCAACATAAAACGTCCCTGATCGAACTTGCCCGTCTACTGGATCTAAATATTCAACACTAAAAAATTCGGCCTTAACAGAATCCAAAATCTTTGAACATTCGGCTACTGTTAAAGCACCAAAAGTTAATGTTATTTTTCTTTTAGTTGCTACTCGATCACGATGTAAAAGACCTTGCGCATCACGGGTCGCCTTTGCATCAATATCTTGAATAGCAACTTGCATTGTTTGTGGGGCTGGATTAACCACTGTCCCAGAAATTTTTAGAGAATACAAACATTCATCTCCTCCTTAGATATTTAACATATTTCTACCATTCTTTTGATTTACCGCGTTAATTCCTTTGATAGCATGTTCGCCAAATGACTCATCACCAATCTTAACGGTTAAGTGTAAATCAACTGGTTGATTACTGCTATTAGTAGTATTTTGCATTTGCAGTGCTTGAACAATAGCATTTACTAGGTTGGTACTCATATCTTTGAATCCACCACTCTGCATTGCTACATCATTGTTTGATGCAGACTCAGCATACATAGAATTTGAAGAAACTGAATTATTTGAAAGGGCCGTTGGGAGCTGTAGCCCTCCGCCAAAGTTCCGATTCATAAATGCAATTGCTTCGTTAATCCGTTGCAGACCTAGTTCACGGTTCATTAGTGGGATAACCATTTCAGGCTTATCACCTTCGCCGATTTCATAGAAGCCGTGCTTTGAAATTAAGCCACCGTCTTCATAACCGTGTCCATGACCAATAACTGCCAGCATTGAAGAACCATAACGATGCTTAGCATAATTAATAGCGGCAAGCATGTTATCGTAACCCTTCATGATGTTGTGATGACCAGGGAAAGCATAAGCATTAAATGTTCCTGGCTTCGTTTGTAAAAGACCAGTTGCGTTTCCGTCAGCTAAGCCATCGTTACCACCAATAGCACGTTCGTTACCGCCTGATTCAGTTTGAATTTGACGAACCCAAGCGTTTACATAAGCAGCACTAGCAGGTAAGCCGTTCTTGCGTAACGCCTTTTTAACAGCGCTACGCCAACCTTCCGCACCTGGTCCGGTTTGATGAGTTGCACCACCGAATTGGTCAATCACCTTCCGGGCCCAGTTCATCATACCCTTCTTTTCTTCGTTAACAGCACCCTTGGCGAGTTTTAATGGTACCTCACCTGCTCCCCAATCATAGGTCACAAACTTATCGACAATATAGTTAACGAGTTTTTCAGGATGAGCAATGTCATCTGTAACGTTTTCAAGTTCATCCATTGCAGCATCAAAGAATCCACCAATACCGCTAAAAAGGCCGCCAAAGTTTAAACTGCTAAGTGCCCGACTAATTCCACTAAAGTCAAAATTAAAGCTACCAATCCCACCAGCATATTTAGGAACCATGTTTGCTAATTCGTTAGCGGTATCAGTTGCAGTTTTGACCTTAGTACCAGCCGGCAGATAAGTTAAGAAATTACGTTTAGCAGGGAATAGTCCTTGCTTACCATTAGGGAGTTCATAACTTTCTCGGTAAATATCACCGTCTTGGTCATTAACTAATGCTAATCCACCTGGATGATTTTGTGTCCCTGTTTTGTATGAATTCCAATTAAAGAATCCCCAACCAACAGAACCACCGCCAAGTTTATTAAGCACCCAGTTAATACCATCTCGAATCTTATTAGTAGCATTCTTAACAGGTGTAACAATGGCATCAGCCACCCGGTTAGCAGCATTTCTAATGCTCTGCAAACCACTAGTAATTCCATTACCAATAGTGCCACCAAGTCCACCAGCCCATGAGCTAAGAGTTCGTGAAGTACCATCTCTAAAACTAGAGACCCAACTTCCCAAACGCTCACCAGCATTCTTAGCGGAATTGTAAGCACCACCAATACCGTTGCTTACATGACCACCTAGATTACCGGCCCAATTATGAATACTACCATTGGCACCATTAAAGAAACTCCTAGTCCACTCAGATAATTTATTACCAGCATTAACAGCACCTGATCGTGATGACTCGGCACCGTTGTTAATGTGATCACCCAAGCGTTGTGCCCACGAACGAACACGCTGACTTGCTGATTCTCTGAAACTTGTCGTCCAGTCTTTCAACTTGTTTCCGGCGTTAGTAGCCATTTCATGACCAGTTTCAACATCGTTATTAATATTAGAACCAATCTGAGACGACCAATCATGAATCTTAGTTTTAGCGTCACCTATAAAATCAGTAGTCCATTTCTTTAACTTTGTTCCAGCTTCTCTAGCAAACTTCTTACTCTTTTCTACATCTTTATTGATATTTGAGCCGATCTTTTGAGCCCAACTCTTGATACTTTTATTGGCATCTTTAATAAATCCAGTAGTCCAAGATTTGAGTTTGTTACTACCAGCAACAGCAAACTTCTTACTCTTTTCTACATCTTTATTGAAGTTAGTTCCGATACCCGAAGCCCACTTCTTCAATGTTTTTTGAGTATCACTGATAAAACCAGTAGTCCATTTGCCGATGTTCTTACCAGCTTTTTCAATACCTTTCTTACTCTTGCCAATATAGTTACTGATATTTGGTCCAACTTGTTTAGCCCAAGACGTAAAGTTATCTAGGATTTCGTGTGATTTAAAGCCAATAGCTTCAACCCAATCCTTGGGCTTTTTACCTTTGCCATATTTAGCCCATCCATCGCCAAACTTAGAGGCACCAACGCCACCCCATTTACCGATAAATGAACCGATTTGTTGACCAATAGCGGCACCAATCGGACCACCAAAGAAAAGTCCAATTCCGCCACCAATAGCTCCACCGATACCAGAACCAAAACTCTTGAACTTGTCTTCTTTATTGTTAGCCTTGATCCCCTTATAGATATCAATTCCAGACGTTACACCAATCATAGCCGTTGACAGGCCAATTCCCATCTTCTGACCGAGTTTCATTGGCTCGCCAGACTTAATAGATGACTTAGCAGATTTAAGAAAGTCGGTCTTAGCAAGATTGGTGTTTTGCCATGACTTGTTGACTTCATCCCATAGCTTTGTAGCATTGCTCCAGCCTGTTTTAATATTATTAAAACTAACTTTGGCAAGTTCTTGAATTTTAGTAATTGGGTGTTTACCAAAATCAATCACCGTTCCCAGTAAGTCATCAGCATACTTAGCACCATTCTTAAGCTTATCAAAGCTGAGCATTGTAACTATTTTAAGAGTATCGGTAAAGTCCTTAATGCTCGAAATAGTTTTACCTGCAACCTTAAGACTAAATAGCGTCATCAAAGTAGTAGTCATTACCTTAACTGCTGTTTGGTGATGGTTGATCCAATCGGACAGTAGATTTAATGCACCTGTTAGTAATTTCAATGCACCAACAATAGCAAAACCTGTAATCTTTGCTAATGGTTTCAGAAAGCCATCAAAGAACCATTCAAAAATAGGTTCAGCAGCTTTAATCACATTATGAACAACCTTTAATGCAGCTGCTAACAAGTTAAAGAAGTCTGGAAGTAGTTTAGTAATAGTAAATCCGGCTAGAGGTAACAGGACATTCTTGTAGGCCCATGCCAAACCGTTCCAAACATCTTTAGTAACTGGACGAATAGCTTTTAGCAAAGTGTCAATTGATTGCAACAGCGGTGTAAAGTCAAGCTTCTTAGCCCAATTGGCAGTGTAAGTTGCCATATCACCAAGAGCACCTAACATATCATCAACCATACCTAAGAGCGTCTTAAAGATTGATGTTCCAACATCACCATGTTTCCAAGCCTTGTCGAATTGGTCCGCTAAATTGCCAATTGTATTACCAATGCCTGTAACAATTTCAATAAGATGGCTCCAGATTGAAACACCTAATTTTGAGTGATTCCATGCTTCATCAATGGATCCAACCATATCCTTAAAAATTCTAAGTATATTATTAAGCGCATTAAGCCAAGCTTGCCATAGTCTTGTACCGTTATTGCCGTGTTGCCATGCTTCATCAAAGGCTTTAGCAATATCACCAATGAATTTAACTAGGTTAGTAGCCAAATCTAAGAGATTAGCAAAAATCCTTTTACCAAGATCACCAGTATTCCATGCTTCACGGAATGATTCAGCTATGTGATGGATAGCAACAAGAATATTATTCAGTGAATCAAAGATAGTCTGAATAAACCTTGTTCCTCGTCCACCTTCTTCCCATGCTTCGGCAAATGCCCTCGCAATGTCGCCAATAATATTCAGCATATCTGCTAGCAGTTGAAGCAAGTTCTCCATTACTTTTTGCCCGGTACCGTTGTCCCAGACATGTAAGAATGAATTCCCTACATCACCTAATAGGCGTTTGATTTCTTTCCATGAATACTTAGCAGCATCAACAACAGCTTGACCTTTTTCGTCCCAAGCTTTTTTCATTGGGTCAAAGATTTCACCTAAAACCTTTTTAACCTTATTAGCTGCATCAATCGCATTTTGAGAGGCTTCTAACGGGACATTCCAGTCAAGACCTGGATCATCATCTCCACCAGCATCACCATCATCAACACCCGGATCATCAAAAATTGGGGTATCTTGCTTTTGCTGTGGTGTGAATTTCTCTAATGGCTGAGCTTCAAAGTTTCCATTATCTTGGCTATTTTTATTGTTATCAAGAACATTAAGCTCATCAAAGCCCATCAAAGAAGCTTGGAGGTCTTCGTTTGCCTTCTTAGTATCTTCAAAAGCTTTCTTCGCTTGCTCATTAGAAGCTTTAATCCGTTCGTTTTCAGCAGCAACAGCAGCAGCACCTTGACGATTAGCTTCTGCAATCTGCTGATTAGCTCGTTGCACAGCCTTAGCTTGTTCTTGCTGTTGTTTCTTAACTGCATCGTTGGCTTTGCTTGCCGCCTTAGAAGTATCGTTCATCGCCCGTACTTGACTATATAAGCCCTGAGCACCACTTCTAGCACCAGACAGGCTCATTCCAGTTAAAGCAGAAGTAAACTGAGCAAGCCAACCAGTTGCTTTTTTAAGAGCATTCATCAACGAGTTAATAGCTGGCAAAACAAAGCTATAAATTGGATAAAAAGCAGTTAACAAGTTGACCTTAATTGCGTTAAAGCTGCTTGCAAACTGCTTATTAGTCATTAATGCTGAACCCATACCTTGAGCTAACATCATGATTCCTTGATACAACAATGTAAATACGATTAACTGACTAGCTAACATACTCATTGCCATCTTTACGCCTTTTAATCGCTCACTTAGCATTGAAGAACTTGTACCAGCCTTGCGCATTGAAGAACTACCACTATCACCCATGCGCCTAAATGACGAGGTGACGTTTGAAATAGTATTTCGTAACCGATTAAGCCTTGAACTTGTATTTGATGCGGTGTTACCTTCTTGAGCTAGTGTAGTGTTCACTCTTGAAGATGCGTTTCGTAATTCATCTCCACGAGAACTAACGTAACTATAAGCCTTAGCTAATTCATTGCTTCGATTTATAAGACGTTTATACTCTGTTTCGGCTTCTTTAAGTTCCTTGTTATTATCAGATGATCTACCAAGAACTGCATCTTGCGCTTTGGTTTCCGCAATAGTACGCCTAATCCGTTCAATCTTTGCTTCCGTTTGATCCATCTCACGTTCAATACGTTTGAGTGAATTTGGAATAGTATTAAGCTCTCGCGACATTTCTTGTGCGAGGGCTTTGGCTTGGTTCTGATAACGTTCCATCTTGACTTGTGCATTAGCAATCTGGTCATCAAGTCGCATTGCTCTAACCTGACTGCCTTGTTTGTTCATATCAAGGTTATCTCTGCTAGCCATCAATGTTGCTATTCTACGTTGCATTGATTGCGCCTGTTGCATTTTCTCGTTGATGTGGGATACAAGCCCATCAATTTCCTTCTTAGCTCGGGAAGCTTCTGCTTGTATTTCATCATCAATCCCTAAATCAACAGGCCTTTTAGGCATATAGCTCTGAATTCTTTTTTCTTGGTAGTCATCGAAGCTTGAGTTTCCTATTCTTGGTCTAGTCTTTTCTTTAGGACGCACTTCTTGTTGAGCTTGTTTAACAGGAATATCACCTACAGTTTCACGAGCTACCTTAGTTTGTTGAGCGATTCGCTGTTGCATATTAGCCGCTTCTTGCAAACGAGCAGTTAAACTATCCAAACTTTTTTCTGACTGATTAACAGCTTCTTTGGAACTTTCAGCTTGGGCCTTGTTTCCTTCGATGATCCTATTAGTTGCATCATCTTGAACACTAGCTGTACGCTCAATAGATTTTTGCTTAGAGTTTTCAGCCTCTTCACGTTGACGAACTTCTTCTTTGGCTTTCTCATTTGCTTTAGAAGCGTTATCGTTCATGTTCTGCTGAATACGATCCAAGTTACTTTGGATTTTAACTTGCATATCGTTAGTTTTTTGGCCGATGAGACTAGTCAACTCATCCATTTTTTGGAGTACATCCCCATAATTAGCTCTAAACCTTAACTCAAGTTCTTCCAAGTCCATTACTATTCACCTCCTCCTTTATCTTTATTAAATTGTCTAATTCGTTGAGCTTGTTGCATAAGAATAGCTTGATCTCTCTTCCAATCGGGCTCTTCTTCAGGTGGTTGCTCTATCTGATTCATATCATCCTTAACAAACGGATAAGCTTCTTCTAACTTAGGCATCTTAGCAGGATCATTAATCGCAAATGCTACCAACTCACTTAAACGGTGATCCATGTATGCTTTGGCACGTAAATCATTTAATTCTCGCTTCCTGTTAGCGGCAATCTGCGTCATGATTTCCGCAAAGTCTAAATCCCAGAAATGATCAGCGTCTATTCCTGATTCAACAGCGATTGGGTAAAGATCTTTGAATAAATCTGATACTGTATCGTAATTCTTTTCGCCTACAGCAACTGATCTTGTCCCGCTTCCACTGGATCTAATGTCACTTCGTCCGATTCCGAATTGATCTTCGATGATTTCTTCTTTTTGCCGAAAAAACCAGACGCTTCAAATAGTTCCATCAATGCATTGAAGAGATCCATCGTGGTATTACCATCATCTAAGTACTTTTCAAAGGCATTCAATACACGTTTATCAGTTACGCCATGATTTTGATTAGCGCCTTGTAATACGATCAGAATTTCATTAACTGGAGGTAGCTTGTTTCCACCTTGAGAGTCCATAAACAAGGACAACATAGACTTACCGAGTCGGCGTTCAATCTTAAATACCTCACGACCGCCGAGCTTTAAGTCAAGTTCCAAATCACCTAATTGCATTGTCTTTGTTGCTTTCTTAACAGTAGTTGTCATATGAATAAATTCTCCTTTAATTTTTATTTGTCACTAAAGATAAACGCGGGAATCGAACCCACGTTTATTAATAAACTAGCCCTTTGGCGTTTCACTACCTGGTGCAGCAGTGAAGTGTGGACCATCAGATACAGTAATAGTAATTGTGTAACCTAATGCACCGTTAACAGCCACAGAAGCAAACTTGATGTTGTATGATCCACGCATTGTAGCAGTCATACCGTCTGGGTAAGTAACTTTCCATTGATATTGTTTCCGGTCACCGGCTTGTTTTAGGGCCTTAGCAAAACTAGCACCCTTATATACAGCTTGGAACTGAACGTTAGAGGCGTTTTGGATCCCTTCAACTTGCTTTCGCCGGTCATCAGCTAAAGTAGTAACATCAACCTTTTCGGTGTCACCACCTAATTCGGGAATAGTTTTGATATCTGCAATTTCTTCCCATGTTGATCCATCTTCTGACCGTTCAAGCGTGGTCCCAGTACCAACTAAACCATCAGTACTATCAACTGCAAATCGTTGTAAGTCCAGCTTCAATAAGTCACCATAAATTTTTACGTTCTTCATTTATTTCATCCTTTCTGATATACACGTTTACTGGTATTATCGACAATTCCTGTAAAGACAAGGACATCTCGTGATATTCCATTTAGATCTTGGTCACCAACGCTATTAGAAAAGCCCATTGCTGAAAATTTAGCAATGAGCTCGTTTTTTATCTTAGTTAGTGATCCTTTATCGTTATACAAATCAATTGTTATCTGCCATTCAGTATCAGTTTCTTCTTGCCAATTATTACGAATAAAAGAAGTTTGGGAGGTTTTATAGATAGCAATAGGAAACACGGTAAATTTATCAGGATACGATGGCGAGACGATCTTTAATTCTGGAATAGATTTTAGCGTCTTATATACCAGTGCTTTAACGTTGTAGATTTCCATTTTTAACCACCTAATTTATCACGAAGCTCTTGGTCAACTGATTTCTTTATAATCCCAGGTGCTTCCTTAGCTATTCTGTTAGCAGCAGGTGTCATAAATTGTCTTGCTGGTTGTCCGTTGGTTCGATAAAAATACTTGTCTTTAATCTTAACCTTTGGAATTCCATAGATTTTTGTAAGGTCAATTTCAACTTCCTCAGCTGGAATATACCAGGGAGTTTGGCGATAAACAATTGCCACATTAGGTGGGAGCTGCTTACTAGATTGTTCACCAACCTTACCAGTACCAAACTCACGGAAAATAGCAATCATTGACGAATTCCACCAACGACCAACTATTTCATCCCCATCGACTTTTACTTCATGCTTAAAGCTACGGGCAAGCTCACCAGTAGAATATTTGATACTAGATTGTAACTCTTGAACCGCATAGGCTTCGGCTTGTTCAATTGCTGTCTCTTGGCCGTTAACAGTTGCATCCGCTACAACTTGAGGAAGTTTTCGTAGCTTAGTTTTTAACTCATTGAGCCCCACAATCTCACATTCAATCATTTTGTTCATCCCTTTTGATACGTTCCAAAGTAACGTTTTTATGAGTAGAAAACTCCTGAATAGCCGTAATCTTGTAATCAGGATCACTCGAACTCGGAACTTTTAGGCAAATACCAAAGCCTTCGCCGTGCCCTTCTGAAAGTAAATCGCCTTGATACTTACATGTCTTGATATATTTAATATCTTTTCCATAGATCTGAGCATTGACCGTACCACCAGCTGATTGAATATTCATCCTAATTGATTGTGGATCACCCCAGCCAGAAATACTATAGCCTTCATCATCTTGAGTATTCATCGGTGCTTTAAGATAAACGGTTGTGAGATCACTTTCTTTTAATCTCATAGCTTCGTCACCTTAGCAATTCGATAGCGGTTTAATCCTTGTCGAATATCTTTTGGAATACCAGTCTCGAGATAATTAGTTACTCCACCTTCTGAGCGTTGTGTTTCGCCTTCAAGTCCCAGTCGGTTGTAGTTAATGACTGCCAACTTTTTAACATACACACTCATGTTACCAACTAATTCTTTTTGACCCGTATAATCTAGCACCTGAGCGTTTGCTTCTTCTACTAGCTCCTTAATTAATTCATCATCCGTAACTTTTAAGCGAGCCCTCACGGATGGAACCATTTCGGCCACTTGATCCACATTCAGCACCTCCAATTAATTAAAGGACTTTAGCTTGGTATACATTATCAGCGCTAGCAAATGATGGAAGCATGGTTGCCGCTGCTAATACCCAAGTTCCAATTGGGTCTTCGCCGGATTCATAAATCTTAGCCATAACATTACCAACTTCTGATACTTGTGCATTAGTTGAGATTAAGCGATTTTCTTCTGGAGTTGGGCCATAGATCTTTTCACCTGGCACTTCATCATTAAAGAGAACGATCCGATCTTCTGGGAAGTATGTTTGTGTTTTAACTTTACCCTTAGCATCTTCCTCACGATACTTACCAGCATATGCACGAATAACCGGAAGTCCTTGAGCAACCATGAATTGATCTAAATCAGCTTGACCAACAACCCGACCGGTATCTTTACCAAAGATTGCTTCCTTGATTTCAGTACTACGCATTAATGTCCGTAATACCTTCTTAGAGGTCAATGCACGCGTTGGGGTAATGTCGAGCTTATCAGACCAATCTTGTAAGTTTTCAATGATTGAAGCACTACCGCTATCCCAAGTAGTATTACTTGCTAATGCAGTTTGATGCTCTTTTGGAACTTGATAATCAATGGAAATCCCGTTGTCCTTATCAGTAATCTTACCAGTAGCAAACATTTCCATTGTCATCTTTTCGCCACGTGCTTTCACCGCTTGTACCATTGCATCAATATCATTGAACACATATTGCTTTAAGTAGTTAGCTTCGGCATTATTACGCGGATAACGTAACTTGATTAGCATTTCTTCGGTAATTTGCATCTTGCGCTTTACATATGCTAATTCAGCAGTCATCTTACTTGCTTCACGACTACCGATTTCGGCTTCGGCATCAAAGGCTGAGTAGCTAGCAATTGTTGGGACACGACTACCAGCTTTTAAGATATCAACTTCGAGTGTTGGAACCTTAGTTGCTGGGAATAAAGTATCACCTAACATATCTGGATATTGACGATTACGAGTATAATCAAGCACCGTATTCTGATCGAACATATCAAGAATTGGTGTGGCAAAACGTTGTAAATCTAGCTTAAGTGTTTGCTTATTCATCTATTATCTCCTCCTCACTACGCTTTTGGATCTGCTGGGGTAGTATCAGCAGTTGTGTCTAAATCCTTAAAGTGAATTGCTGTCATTGCTTTAATTGCATCTGCTGATGGAGTTGGAGTTAATCGTTGACTCAATACCCAGCCTTCACGCATAACAGCTACCATTTGATTAGAACCATCTTCTGATACATATACATCATTAACAGTAATACCAACAGCCTTTGCATCATTCGTTGGGTATACTGTTCCAGCAGGTACATACTTGCGTCCTAAGTCATCAGTTTGGACGTTGTAATTGTCCTTGTTAATTGTTTCAGGGAAAGCAGTGAACTTCTCAGAAGCAAGGAAGTTTAATTGCTTACCATCTTGAAATCGTGTGTACATTAATTGTCATTCTCCTTTCTTATTTCCAGAAATCACTTTCAGATTTATTAGCACTATTAGCCTTTTCAGCATAAAGCTCACCAGCGGATTTATGAGTCAAATCATCATCCGTACTCTTAGGCGTTCGTGATCCTTGTGCTAAACGAGTTTCAACGGCATCATGAACGGCACTACGAAATACTTCGCTTACCCGTTCATACGTTTCATTCATATTGTCTTCGTTAGCTAGAACATCATCAAAGACATCAACTAAACCGGTTGGTAAACCATCATCAACTAAACGAGAAGCAAGTTTACTTCGATTCTCACGCTTAGTAACATCAGCTTCACGAGCAGATAAAGCTTCTTCCCGTTGCTTGAAGTCATCCTCACGCCGTTCTTCTTCGGTCATATTCTTGCGATCCTTAGCTTTCTTTGCCTTATCGCTTTGTTCCTTTTCCCAATTAGCCTTAGCAGTCCCTAATGCCTTGTTTAACTTCTTATCAAAGTAAGAATCCAATTCTGATTGGGTTTGAAATGTCATGAAAGGCTTAGTCTGCGTATCAGAACTATCGTTAGTATCCGTTGCTTTGTTTTCTGTATCAGCACCTCCTTCCCCGTCTTGTCCTTCATCTGCAAACCGCTGTAAGTTCAGCTTTAGCAAATTACTGTAAAACTTTACTTTTTCCATAGATATAATCCTTTCTACCCATGCACACTTGAATTTATGACTGCACGAAAAAAGCCACCCCATATTTCTACACAGTGACTTCTAAAAGTGTGTCATCAAGCCCACACACGTATTCAATTATTGAAGTAGTTTCATGACGTGCTTAGGTCAAGATTTATTGTTACCTAGATAGATTACAGGCACAGTTCGACAAAACGGATGCAAAGGCGGCACATTCTTACCAATAACTGCATCAGATACGTTAAATACTTTATTGTTAATTGAACGACATATTTTACTGGTTCGACTATCAAGAACAGCAATTAACTGATATTGCTTAACGCCTCGTTTCTTCCAGCTATCAAGCTTTATCTTAGAGTAAAAATAATTAGCTTCGGTTCTGATTAATCGATTAGCATTGAAGCGACTTGTATTGAATTCATCTTCAATTTGCTTAATCATTTCTCGTTCAGACATTCCACTTAACTCTTTAGCCGTAAATAATTCTTGCAAGCGTTCAGCAAGTTTATCAGTGTTATCCCAAATACGTGATGAAAAGTTTTTGCCTTCCCATCTGGAATTTAATGCTGCTTCCACATAACGATTAGGTATCTCAGTAATTTTCGACTTCGGTACGTCTTGTTCCATCGATACCGTTGCAATCTTCTTATCAGTCTTAGGATTCTTGATAACGATTTTGTTTTCTTTGGATTCTAAGGCTGGTTTTGTTCTATCGGGGAGTCTGTAGTCTTTTGCTTTATCGTATATTGCACCTTGCTTCTCGACTTCAGACCAGGTTCTTTTCATTACATTTGTATGCAATTTAATATTCTGATCCAGTTCAACATCCCCAGCATTTTTAGCAGCAATATACGCTTTGACTTGTAACTCTTCCAATCGAGTAATTCTGCTCTTAGCAGCTAGTTGATTTAAGTAATTATCAATAGCCTTCTTGCTTTCTTTATCGACAATGTTGCTTGCTAACGCTTGTAAGGTTACGAGCTCAGATGGTGAGATATGCGAAGACATGATCGTTGCAACTTCATCAGCAGTAATGTCAGCATAAAAATAGCGACGATAGATCTTTTGGACCTCGTCGCTTAAATATGCTTGTGCTTTCTGATATGCCACGTTAATAACCTTTAGGCGTTTAGTTGCTTCATCCTGGTTCTTTTGTTCGTCCTGCAAGTCTCGCAATTGCCAATAGTTGAATTTGTTTTTATCAACTTTCATAGGCTTTCACCTACAAAACAGTGATGTATTGACCGTATTGCTCCACAAGCTGATTGACTGTGTTTTCAAACGCATTTAGCAAAGTTTTATTCTCAATCCGTTCACTATTTGCAAATACAGCCGTCAGAGTTCCATTCTCATCATTTACAGCCACGTTAGTACAATTATTAACCGTATGAGTTAATAAGGTAGAAAATGAAGCACAGACGATATCAGAGCCTTTTACACTATACTCAGCGTGTCCGCTTGCTTTGATTATCGTCTTGGTTGGTTCCTTTTGGATCTTTACTCGAATCATCTTGGCTATCCTCCAATTCTAAACGGTCTGGATCTTGTCGCTGTAACGCTTGCTGATTCTTTCTGATGTTATCAGCGTCTTGTTGAGCCATTTCATCAATAACTTCTTGAACATCCCCAACTTGTGGAAGCCAACTATAAGTAATCTTGCGCGGAAGAATTCCGTCAGCATTCTTAATGTTATTAACTACATCAGACAAGTTAACAGGAATGTTTGGCGTCAACGAGATATCACAACCATCAACATCTGAATTACCGCCTTTAATATTAACGATAGTTTGGATTAGTTTTAATCGCCGGTGCAAGCCATCGAAGAAGTAACGTTTCTTAATTGAGATAAGATTTTCAAGCCCAAACAGCTTAAATTTCATTGCTTCACCAGATACATTTCCCATAAACTTTTCATCGTTCATATTCGGAACGTATGAGATCTTATGAATATCGTTTTCAATTGATTGACTAAGCAAGTTAACCTGTGTTTCATCGAAAGTCTTAGTTAACCATTCAACATCAGCTCCATCGTCACGAGAAGGCGCATTAATAACACCATTCTTTAATGCTTCAATAGCATCCGTATCCTCTTCTAAACTGAAGCCAAATGTAACAAGGATTGCATCGACAAAGGCTTCTTTATCAGAAATCCGATCAGTTTGAAGAAGGTTATAAGCATCAATCAACGAGATTAGTTGTTCAAAATCACCCTGCCGCTCTTCATTGTTTCGATACTCAATTAATGGAACTGCATTGAATAAGTTATCGTATTCATCAACGATTTGATCATCTGTTGATACTTCCATTCCTACTTCAGTGCGATATTCTACAATCTTTTTTGGCATGTAGACTGTGACGCTATAACCATCAATCTGTCCGCTTAAATTCTTCTTTGCTTGAACAAACACGCCAAATAAAGGTTCATGTTCAACCGTATCATCAGTAACAACAATTGCGGCACGTGGGTCAACGGCTTCTACTCGTAATTCAGTGTTAGGAGTAATCTTTTCATTGCCAAGCTCATCAATGCTAATAGTTGGAGCAATTGTTTTAAGATAAAGCAACTCATAGCCATACCCAAACACAGATAAGTCTTTTTCAAGCTCAATATCGTGCTTATGAATATCAATCTTTTCTAGTGCTTCTAACACATCATCAATATTCTTACCTTTCTTGGCGGTATATTTAACCGGATTACCAGTCATAAAACCAACATTCATATCAGTGATGTACTTAGCATGGTTAATCATAACGTTAGAAGCTTTAACTTTAGCATTCTCAAAGCGATGGTTATTAACTTCTTGATTGCCATTGTAATAATCAGCCAGTTTATCTAGCCTACTTTGCCGTTCTTTCAGTTTACGAATTGCATAATTGATTGCTTCAAGATTTGGCTTATTAACATCCCCAAGTAATTCTCTATCAATTGCAACAGCCACATAAACACCTTCTTTCTATAAACCACGAACACGTGGACGCTTAGTAATCTTTGCGGTGAAGCCTTTATGAATAACCATGTAAACGAAATAACGCATAGCATCGCAAGCATGATCATGTTCTTTCACTGGTTTATCTTCACCACGTTCAGCTGCTTTTTCATCCCATACATAGCTGGATAATTCTTTAAATAAATTAGGACATTGATTGCTAAATAGTATCTTGCCTTCATTCATTGCCGTTTGGGTAACACGAATACCATCTACCACATCATTTTTTGCCTTTTGCACTCGGAAACCATTATTCCGTAACACAGCAATAAAAGAAGCCGCAGACGGGTCAATGATAATCTTTGCGTGAATGTTCCCAAGAAACTTCTTAAGCTCCTGACAATACTGCTCATCTGTCTTTTGGTGAGCAGTTGCACGTCCTGAGTAATAATATTCTTTAACTAAGTACCAAATGCCATGATTACGTCCCCACAATAAAAATACCGTTGGGTTCTGTGTACCGTAATCACAAGACACATAATACTTTTCAAAGTGATTAGGCAATTCATTAACTACCATCGTGTCGCGATCAAAATTATCATAGATAACCCCTTCTGACATTACCCACAGCCCTAAGATGTAACGCTGATAGAACACACCAGAATACATTCGGTTGTAACGATCAATGGTTTCTTGCGCCAATGACGGATTATCCTGCATCATAAAATGAAGTCGTAATGCTCGCTTATCTTTCATTTGGTCAATCCATTCAAGCTTGAACCAGTGGTAAGGTCCTTCGGGGTTACAGTTAAACCACATCTTAGAACCCGTTACCGAACAACGAGCTGTGGCTTGATTAACAAATGACTGTGGCATAAGTGCAACTTCATCAAAAAAGAACCCAGCCAAAGTAATACCTTGAACTAGATCCTGTGATGCTTCATCTTTACCACCAAAGATGAAGTAATAATTTGTATGACCATTCTTGCTGATTGTTAGCATATTATCCGAACGTGAATCGTGAATAGCATACCCTTCACTTTCCAGCATACTACGCAATGGTCTTAGCACGTTACGCCTAAACGAACCAATTGTTTTGCCAGCCATTCCAAACTGCTGACCATTGAATTGGGTCATGGACCATAGCACGTATGACAATGACATGACAACTGTCTTACCAGCACGAACTGAGCCGTCACAGATAATAGCTTCATAACCCTTTAATTCATCATTAGCCCACCAGCTAAGCACTTGAAGTTGTTTACGACTAAACGGGGTAAACTTAAATCTAACTGTCTTTATCCCCATCTTTATCACTCCATATATTCTTCATACCATTACTAAGTGCTGCAAGTAATGAGTTGGTACTTCCATCGTTAACTTCTGGTTCAGGCAAGCGATCAAGTAAGATCTGCATTGCCTTCTGACGATCTTCCATTTCAACAACTGGCTCACCTTTGTCAATCCGAATACTCTTGATGTTTGATGTATCAATCTTGCTACTATCTTTTAATTCAACGATATTTTCATAGTAGTAAGCCTGTTCGCCTGTTTCAGGATCAATCTTCGGCACATAGCGGAAATTACCTCCGCCGTCTTCATAAGGTCCATTTTTATCGCGTACCTTATAATAAGCCAAATGCTTTTCTGTTCTGAACGATAGAACGTCAGTAACATTGCTAGTCGCTTGATTTAAGTAACGTAGCAAGATGTCATTGGCGGTCGCATATAGTTCTTGCGATTGCTGTTTCTTTAACTCAGTAAGGTAAGATTTTATCCGAGCATTTCCGAGCAATCTAGGACCGTTAGTCGTTGCTACATTGTAACTTCCACCATAAGCTTTTTGATAAGCCCAAGTAGCGTTGTATCGCTGTAAATAGTACAAACAAAAGGCTTTTTGCTTATCATTAAGTTCATCACTATCTGGCAATTCTGGAGGCGGTAACGACGGTGCAACCTTTTCTTGTTTTGTACGCGTACTTTTTACTTTTGTATGCATACTTTTTTTCTTGGTTGCATTATTTCGTTGCCATTTATTCCTGGTCTTCCACGACTTAACTGTACTAAGTGCAACGCCATACTTCTTGGCAATGTCCTTATATTTCATCCCAGCTAAGTAATCCGCCTTAGCTTCTTCCATCTTACTCATGGCATATCACCACACCACCTTTCTAAATTTGTGTACAAAAAAAAGCACCTGCAAATTGCAGATGCTGATAAAGGGAGGATCGGATTTGCACCGAAGTCTCATCCATAAAATGGATGTGTTTTCCTTTGTAAACTACTCTCCCTATTTCTTATTTTCCCATACTTTATTAATATAATCTACTAATGTTTTTTCTCTCTTTGTTAATTTCCTGGTATTTCCTTCACCGTGAACATATCCTAAATGAGTATGTGGTGGTTCTAGTTTTTCACCTTTAACATAATGGGCCCGACCTGATAAATCGATCTGTTTAATTCTCTGACCATTCTTTCCAAATTCATTAATAAATTTAGGCTTTCCTTGCTTGTTCACTGTAACATATATACGCTTATGACCCGCTCTAGTCTCCATAGGTGCAGTTGCACTACCTTTATTAAACTTCACGTATTTAATATTACCTACTTGCAAAACAGTCTGATATTCAGAGCCATACTTCTTACCATATGAAGAATATCCCTTGTGCTTTATATATTGCAATCCCGAAGATGCACCACGTCCACCCATAACTATAAACCTCTCAATCGCTTGATATTACCATTCTCATAATAAACAACATCAATACCATCTGGATAAATGAAATCAACTTGGCCACCATAGACTAGTAATTGCTTAGGATGTAATTTGGTAATCATTTTTAGCACTCCACGTTGCCACATCTGATTTGCTTTATCGTTTTTCTTCACACCAATTGTACTAATAGATAAAGTACTGTTTAAGGGCAATCCATCAAAGCAAAATTCAAATGAGCGCTCATCAGCCCATGAAACAGTCGGAATAACAGTCAATCCTAGTTGTTGCATCATTTGTCCTAACAGCCGTGAGCGATATACATTCCACATCATCATAGGTAAAGGCATATCTTGATATAGGCTAAAATCTGGAGTTAAGACACAATCAAATTGGCTTAATTTATCAATATAAAGACTTGGTCTATTCCAAAATCTTTCGAATTGGTAATCATCTAAATAAAAATGAATTCCGGCTAAGTTATCTGCTGTTTTTAATTGATTAAATCCTGCTAATGATTTTGGCTTATAAACTGTTGGTGCTAACACAGGCATATCAAATTTACCGGTTACCATATTAGGCAAATAATATTCAAGATTATACTTGCTTATCGTTCTTTGACTTCCCATGTTTTGTGTAGCTATCCTCCGTTTTGCGCTTTTCTTGTTTCATTGTTCGTTCAGCATGACATAACATTAAATACTCTTGCCTGCTTGCTACTAAGCCAAACCTTTTAGTCTGATACATTACCTCTTACTCCTTATGATCAGGCAACAAACAATATAGGTAATTAAAGCCAACGCTGGAGCAATAAAAGTTACTGACCAGTAAATACTGTCAATGCTCGTATGAAAAAGACCAGCTAAGAATTTATATAGCATATAACTATCAAAACCGTTCAACATAATCATACATATTCCTCCAAAATAAAAAGCCCAGCTATAATAACCAGGCTTAAAATTATTTATCTTTGCTGTTTTCACTAGAGCTTAAGATGCCAGTAAATACATGATCTGCCATTTTATATGCTTCAATCTCTGATTTTGCTTCCTTGCGTGCAGAATTTAACAGCACACTATAAATCATCACCATTTGGCGTAATCCATCAACCATTCCAGGTGTATAAGGCATTTTTTCAATAAACATTGCAGTCACTCCTAATATTTTATAAATGATCTTCTAGCATATAGGTCACTAAATAAATAATCAAAAATTCAATAATTAGCGATGTAACAAATAAGCCAACACCAATAAGTGCTGGCTTAATTAATAGGGCTCCAATAAACATGACTGGAACCATTAACATAGCAACAAATTTCATAAACAACGAAAATCATCCTTTCCAAACAAAAAAGCCAGCCACTAAGCTGACTTAAAAATATTTAAGTTGAATAAAAGCAATTACAATTCCAAGAATAAGAAAACAAAGTAATCCTTTTAGGTATTCATTCATATTCGTTATCCCATTTCTCTTAAAACAATATAGATTAGGCTTAGTATCAAATTTCTAAGTTTTAAGAGCTGATCAAAGAAGTCTTTCATATCTTCATTATTAAAATTTTTACTTACTTGCTGCCTACCCAACATTCCCCTTTGTATTGGTTCCTGGGCCAAATAGTTCATGCTTTTTTCTATTTTATTCCCAGAGATTTTTAAAGCCTCCAAGTTTTCTGCAAATGTCTCTGCTTCACTAGCTCTTACTGCGCGTACCAGAGATTCAGTAGTACCAACACTATACATTACTAAATGTAGTTGATTTATTAATTGCCTTGCTGATGCCATAATCGCCTCTCTTGATCCGTTACTATTAAAGTACCTCTGAACACATTCAGAAACTACATTCGAATCACTTAATGTCTTCTCATATAACTGCTCTCTCTTTTCAAGTTCGCGAAGGCAAAACTGAAGCTTATATGCTTTATTTTGAACTTCAGCATTATAATCTTTAGCAATCCTCAATTGTTCTCTAGCTTCTACTTTATCCTTTTCGGCTTTTTTGGAAGAAGTTCTCACAGCCAAGTACCATGCAAGAATTGACGGTACTAGTGTCTTAAAGAGTTCCCATAATAATTTAGCCCAATGTACATTATTCAATTTATTTTCACCTCATCCATATAATACAAAAGCCTGGTCATAATAACCAGGCTGAGGTAAAAATAAAATGATCGTAGTTTAACGTCATTTCGGACAATCAAGGCATATAGAAGAACATCATAGTAAGTAGGTGCTCCTCCTTTCGTTGAATGTTGCTTTAATCAAAAATAGGTGTGCCTTGAATGCTAACGAACAGATTTGAACTGCTATCTTCACATTGGTTGAAACGGAGCAATGGTGACGCTCTACCGTTGAGCTACGTCAGCATAATACAGAAATGCTTGCATCCACTAATCGTTTTTGAATTTTGTTACTCATCGCATCTCTGTATCACATCACGGCTTGGACAAAAAAGTACTATGTTAATTGCAAAGAGGAGCGTTCATCTCCTATCATAGTTTAGTTTGCCGTGATAAAGCTGAGAGGTGGATTCAAACCACGCTTTTGCCACACAAGGTCGGTTGTGTGCCCATCTTGGTTCTCAGCAAGCAGTGCGACTCGTTAGCACTGCTATATACCATAATTATCAATGTACGGGTGAAGAAGGAGCTGCCAAATTTGCCTCCTTTCTTCTGATAATCATGATATAAAAACTTAGTAGGGCTTTGCACCCATGCAGCCTTGAAGCCTAAGTATAATCAGAACCACACAATCACCGCATCCGGTCGTAGTTTTCCGCCTACTCCTGTAACGGTATTGCTGTCCATTCATACGGTAATCCTTTAGCCGTTGAGTTAGATTACGTACTCTTCTGCTGATTACAGCACGGTTGCTACGAGACTATCAGAGTAGCATATAAATTTAATGATCTAAAGGAGATCTTCCAAAACGCACAAACCAAATTTAATCGTTACCGTAAATTATTTTGAAGTTAATTAATGATAGTCTCAATGTGGATTATGGTCATCTGCCACCATCGCGTCGGCTTGTTTACCGGATTCCACACTTCCTACGCTTAACAAGAGAGATCCCGTTGCGAGTATCGTTAAACGTTGGAAACACGCATAGCAGTTTCAGGCTTGCTTAGGCACATATTTAAACGGAGCGTGCAAAGTTTTATTAGCTAACTTTGCGACGATAACATAATATAACGTTATATCTCCCGTTGTATTCCCGTTTTTGTCCTCTTTTCATCCCCTTTTTGTCCCGTTTTCTTCCTGTTTTTTGCTCGCAAGTCAGGAATAATATCAGAATCAACATTAAGCCGTTCACACACCGCTTCTAAACAATCCGCAAATTCTAAGCAAGCATAATCATCAGCCCGATAGTAAGTAGAATTGCCGAATTTATTAATCCTCTCTTTAATTACTGAAAGAGATAAACCTTGAATATATCTATACTTGATAATCTGTTGGCTAGGGTGACGGTAACTACTGCTGCATCCTGCAATCGCATAGTCAACCGCTCGTTTTGCCAACGTGTATTCAGCATATTCAATCATGCTTTTCTCTGAACCATTGCCACGTCTTGACCCTCGAATACCTGTAATATCGTTCTGTGGCGATTTAATGCCCCAATCCCCCGATCTACGTCGAATAGTTGGGTATTTATCTTCGTCTAAAAAGAAATTCTGTACGTTCGCAATTGTTGCTTTCTTATTATCCCCTTTTAATAGTTCCACTATTTGCACGCTCCCCTTGTGATATAATAGTTATGCTTTAAATTTATATCTATGGAGGCGTTCTCATAGTGAGGGCGTCTTTTTTTACGCTTTTTAACGCAATTTAACGCTATCCAAAGAAAGAGAAGACAGCATACCAAATACTAAATACCATGTATAGCACTCCGCCTAGACCTAACAATGCAATGCCAGCAACTATAAGCCCGATAAATCCAATTACTGTATATCCCGCAAAATTACGTATTACTCTTCCCATCTTTTCCCTCCAAATTCACTTTTATCCTTTAATCTTGCTATTTGCGTCTTTCAAAATGTCAGATATTTTTTCTTGCCTTAAAACTGCTTCTACATCTGTAATTCTCAATTGTCCGTAATAGCCTGTATTACGAAACAACACTCCTACGTGACGATAATATTCAGGTTTTGATAACCCTGTAATCTTTAGAATAGTAGCCTGTTTAGTGCCAATTTTTCGTAAGATATAAGCTTGTGCAAAAGGGTTATTAATATTGTGCTTATAAAAATATTGCTTAATTCGCCATTCAGCTTCTTTAATTCTTCTCCGCAATAATCACAAATCATTATTTTTCCTCCTCGTTCAGCGGGCGACCACAAAACATACAAAAATCAAACAATAAGTTATATCTAAATCTATAGTCAAAATGCCTTTGAAAGATAAAATTCTTTTTCTCTCTGTCGTCAAAAAAGAAACTAAGTAATGTATCTCCCGAATTGTGCGTTACAGTTCCATTACATTCAAAACATTTTCTTTCACGTATAGATGATTTCTCATTCAATTTACGACCGCACTTAGGACAATAATTAACATCCAAGAGCATGCTAGGCTTTGTATAGCCTTTAAAAGCTTGAATGTGAAGTTCATCGCCTGTAAGAAAAACGCTACAGTCCTCGTTATTTTTCAAGTATTTTAGTGGCTCGCTATTAGAATCGGTGTGACAATACTTACAATTCTTTTGCGTCTCAGTTAGTTTCATTAGCTTTTCCTTTATACTCCCATATATTCAGGGCCAAACATTGCATAAGTCATTTGTCTAGCGCTTTTATTGGTTACTCGACAGCTTTTTCTCCAACGTGGTTTATGCCTGTAGCCAAATTTATATGCTAAATGCCTTGCTACTTGATACGTATGTTGCCGTGACGCAACCTCATGATGTACTTTTCGTTGTTTACTCATTTTCTCTCCTCCATGTTTCCACACGTGACTTTACTACATAATCAGGCGTATCTATTTTCTCTTGTTTCACAATTTTTTCGTGGTAAGGGCAAAAATCAATTAAGCCGTGATTTTTAGCACACTCATCACACAAAGCACAATCACAAGTTATTTGCCGTTGTGCTGATAAAAAATCTTGAAAGCTCGTTCTTCCGCAAATAAATGTTGGTGACTCGGGATATTGAATCACGTAATCGCACCATTTAGTAGCAAAACGTTTATGGCACACATCGCATTTTTGCTTTGAAAAATCTTCCTTAATTATTTCTGCCATTTTTAATAAAGACGCTCCACTTTGTTTTGCTCTTCATATCACCTAATATTGGTTGCTGATCAAACGCCTTGAAAACTTCTTTGATTGGTATTTGGTCCTCGTTCCACTTGAAAATCATTGTTCCGGTTGGTTTTAGCACTCGCATTATTTCTTGAAAAGCACGATGAAAATCATGTGGCCACCCCATTAAATCAATGGTTCCGTACTTTTTAGCAAGCCATGATGTTTTGCCAGCACGAACTAAATGTGGTGGATCAAATATAACTAGATCGAAAGTACAATCATCAAACGGAATATGTTTCCAATCCGCTTGAATATCTGGATTAATTTCAATCTTTCGCTCATTGCCACGATCCATCGCTGTATAGACAGCTTTACGAATATCCATGTAAGTTGTATGTGGTTCTTGCTTGTCGTACCAGAACATACGAGAGCCACAGCACACATCAAGAATTTTCATAGCATAAACCAGCTTTCCATATCATAGATAAAGCTTTCCATCTTTCGTTTGTTAAATTGATATAGCAAAGTTGTTTCATCGCTGGGACTTTGAAACACAAGAGCTTCTTTACTAACTTCTAAATATCCGTTGTTATCAGTATTTTTATCATAAAATTCCCAATAATCTGCCCCAAAAGAATTAGCTTCTTTGGGAGTAAACGTCTTCCAGACTTTTTCTGCTTGTTTCTTTAAAAATTTAAGTAAATCAATGTTATCTAAATAGAACCGATAATCTAGAAGATCTTTTCTTTCTGTGTGGATTTGAATATTAGACCTATTCACCCGCACAATTAATTTTCTACCGTGTTCGTCTTCAAAAACTCTCTCTTCCATTACTCTTTCTCTCCTCTGCTGCTATCATCAACTGCATTAATTGAAGTGCCGGATCTACTTCCTGTTCCTTACATAACACAGTAATCGCTTGATATAGAACTCCCATAATCTCTTTTGGTTCAAAGCCTAGCGCATAAAAACCAGCTAAGCATTTATCGTTATTAACTTTTAGGACAATATTTTCACCATACTTATTCATCACTCTTGACCTGCTTTCATTCGTTCAAGTAATGTATCATCTTCGTATTTTGTCCTATCATCTTTAAAAATCTCCATTGCCCTGTAATAAAAGCCGTGTTCATCCTGCTCACCAAAGTTTTCTGTAGCTGGGTTGAGAAAAATCTTACCGCCACATGCTGGACAATTCATAAAGCGATAACCAAATGGAACTTTCCTAGTACCAGTTAATCCACAATAAGGACAAGCAATCTCTGTTTTTACTGGTTCATGATAGTTTGGGCGATCATATTCTTGATAATTATCTTTTTCTCGTCTCTCTCGTGGTCTTTCAGAGCTTTCAGGATCGTTTTCGGTAATTTCTAGCTCATCCCCAGTAACAAGCTCATACGCCTTTACAATCGTTTTAAATTTAATGTTTTTACTTTCATCTGTAGTTGCTAACTTTAGATTTACACCGTTGCTTTCTAACTTTAACTTCATTAGTTTTCCTCCTGTTTGTGTACATAGCGCCATCCAACTATTTCTGGGTCGTACACTAATTTATAGTTATTAGGGTTGTAATATTCTTCTAATTCCTTAAACTCATCTTTCATTCCTAGTAGTTCGAGAAAAAAGCGATCGGAACTAATACGGCCATTTATGGCTGCTTGCTCTGTATCAGTTTCATAGCCGTGTAAAGTTGATTCTCGTGTTACAAAGTCATGTTTAACTTTATGAAGAATAAATTCACGGTCTTCTTTGCTAACTTGCATATTCAAGCCCTTCCTCTAACTCAGCAAAAGTTACATTGATGGTTCCATATGCATTAGTTAGATCCACTGTTCCATCGCCATAGGAACTAGTAACTAGGTATTCAGAGCCTTCATACATAATCGGTTCTTGCTTCAAAATCAAATTTGTAATATCTAAATTCATTGTTTCTTTCCTCGTACATCATCTAATTTGTCAAAAACTACTATTTGATCTTTGTTCTTTGGAATAAGACGACTAAGTAGTTTATCGTTATACATCATGTGCAACTCATCAAAAGTATTGTTGGTAGTGATAATAATTGAGCCAACTGGAGCATTTTCTTCTTCATCAAACCGTGCATTAGATACTGAATACATTTCATCTTGCATATCCTTATGAACAGGCTTAATGTTTTCTTTCATTCCACCCTCAGTTCCGAAATCATCCAATAGCAGGACATCTGCCTCTTTCATTCCTCGCATTGTGTCTGCTATTCGTTGTCTTAATTCAGGTTGCTCATAACGATCTCTAAGAAGTCGAAGTAATTCCATTGTTGAAACAACCATTACTGTTTTATTTCTGTGAGCAACGTAATTAAGCATTGCAAGCGCCAATGATGTTTTACCTACTCCAGGTTTCCCAGATAAAACTACATTCTGATTTTCCTCTAAGATTGACTGAGCTAATTGGTGACACTGTTTAGCAACTTGTTTAGCCTTTTCGCTATCGTCTTGCAATTCAGGCTTCCATTGATTGAATGAGAAGTTAATTGGCTTATTTCCGCTGTAAAGACTGTAACGGCGATAGGCCTTGTTCTTTTTATCCGTCAACATCTGTTCATATGTATGTTGAGCAGCTTTATTTCTATCTTCTTGAGTAGCAGCAGCTTTCTTTAGGTCTACTCCATGTTCCTTAGCTAATCGTTCAAACTTTTCAGGATTACCAACTGCTTGCAAAACTTCCATTGCTATGTTTTTAGTCATAATTAATCACCTTTCTTTCTAGAAGAAAGAGAAGTCATTACCTTCTTTGCTAGGCTTACTCAGTACCGTCTCATTTAAGTAGCCGTCAATTTTAGAAGGTCTAAACAACGTTTCAGGCTTTAAATAATTGTCACCTGGTTGTCCATTGTTAAATACTTTTCCATGCCATTGTTGGTACTTAATATCAATAACCTTCTTAAGATCATCAACTGTGTAGCCTTCTTTTAATCTAGGGTCAATAGCTTTCTTATTACCTGAGGCATTAGGTTTAAAGTTCTTTCCTGTCTTTTGATTAAGATAAGAGATGACTTCTTTTCTCTGAGCAGTGAGTTGTGCAGGCTCTGCCTGCTTATATTGTTTACTTTCTATTGTTACTTCTTCTAATTGATAATTCTTAATATTGTTATTTCTTAGTGACGGGTTTTCCATCGGGTCACTTTCCCGTTGGGTTGGTTCCCCATCGGACTGGTTTTCTATAATATTTGGGCTTTTTTTGTTGATTTCCCCATTAACGGGCTTTTCTGCTTGTTGGTTAGGAATATCAGACAAAATCCAATCCATACCTGAAAAACGTCCACTTTTGTTTTCTTGGCGGTTAATTCTTTTCAGATATCCAAACTCTTCTAATTCCTTCAACCCATTTTGTAGGCTTTCACGGCCATCAGTAGCATGTTTTGCTACTTCACTAACATAGAATTGCCAATTATCAGCTTGACTCCAGAGATAGACAAATATTCCCCGTGCTTTCCAGCTCAGCCGCTCATCACGGATAACTTGGTTACTAACATTTGTATAATTGTTCTGAGTACGCTTGATTAATCTAGCCATCGTTTTATCCTCCTAAAACGGTAGTTGGTCATCTGCTACATCAACAGGCGCTCCTTGTTGATTGCCTTGTCGAGATTCAAGTAAAGCAAAACTATCAACGATAACTTCTGTCACATATACTCGTTGTCCTTGCTGATTCTCATAGGAGCGTGTTTGAATACGCCCTTCAACGCCAATGAGTGAACCTTTGTGAGTAAAATTAGTAAGGTTTTCTGCTGATTTTCGCCAAATAATACAGCGAATAAAATCAGCTTCTCGTTCTCCATTTTGATTTTTGAATTGGCGATTAACTGCTAAATTAAATGTCGCTACTGCATTACCAGAAGTTGTATATTTGAGTTCTGGGTTATTCGTTAATCGTCCTGTTAAAATTACACGGTTAATCATTTGTTATCCTCCCTAAATGTAGTTCTTTTGCAATTTCTGGTGTTACTTTAATTGGCTTTAAGTGATAACGTTCCATGAAGCGTTTAACTCCCATAGCATGGCGAATAGTATGATGAACTCTACATAATGGCTCAATATACATTCCTGTATGGTTAATCTTGTTACGGTTACGCCCCATACCTACAGCTGTTACATGATCAATATCAGCATGATCTTTTAAGCAAATAGCACACTTTTTATATCGAATACATAACATAACTCTGGGAAAGTCATCTGGTAGGCTATCCCAGAGCTTTGTTTTAAATGGAATGTTTTCATAAAAGAAGAAGGCAAGCATTACCGTTATCATGTTGCTTGCTGTAGTCACGCTACAATCGGCTAGACTAAAAGGCTCGATATTGTAAGTATCTTGTGTCATTTCCTTAAAAAAGGCTTTTGCTTCATCAGACATAAAACCGGTATATTCACAATAATCACCAATAAGCGCATATATCTTTTTCCTTTGGTCTGGAGTTATATGTCTTCCATCAGCGATTGTGAGATCCACTGTAGGCTGTTTACCATTGGCTAATGTATTTATCCGTCTAGCGTCTAATTCGTCTTCTAAGGCAATTTCAGCCTTATTTCCACTAATACCTATTAACTTGCCAAACATTCATCTCACCTTTATTGAGGAGCAGGCTGTGAAGCTTCTGCCATAAGTTGATTAGCAACGTTGATACAAATTGCTAATTGTGCATCAACCGTTTTTGCATTCGCCCAATTGTTTTCTTTCTTCGCCATACTTTTAACAGACCCATCAGCTGTTTCATAAGTTGTCCCTAGTGCATTAGCTAGATTTTCAATTACCTTGTGATATGTTTGCATTCGTGCATTATTTACCGTTTGTTGGTTTTGTGATTGATTTTGGTAATTATTTTGAGCAGGATAATTATTCTGTTGTTGCGGATAAGTGCCCCGTTGTTGATAGCTAGTAGGTGTTCCTATATCACTATCAGTTGCATCAGGATCATCATCTTGGTCTGAGATATTAAATAGTTGCTTATAGAAGTACTTCTGAGCACTTGTACAAGCCTTAGCCATTGCTTTTTCTCCTGTGTCCATACCTGAACCAGGCATTTGACCAACAATTTCTTGGTCTTTTCGTCCATCAGTAATAGTGAATGTTCCCATTACATCAACAATATGGTTATTTCCTTTTCTTCCTGGAACATCACGTTGATGCAACACTTCATACTTTGGAATAATGCTAAAACCATTAAGGCTCATTGCTTTCTTTACAGCTGCTTTAATTGCTGCTTCACTTTGAAACCGGTAGTTTTGATAATTATTACTACCGTCTTTTTTTACGGGTCCAATGTCTGCAATGGCTCGATTTAACTTCTCAGCAAGCGAGAGGTTCTCTCTTTTCTCTTTAGGTGTTTCTACTGCTTCAACCATTATTTGTCCTCCTTGACTGGTTTAATAGTGAATTCACGGCGGGCTGGTTTAGTCTGTTCAACTCCTTGAAGCATTTCACCAGTCTCAGGATCAATAATTTTTCCATCTTTTACTGGATAATCCTTGATATGCTTCTTGTATTCGCCCCATTTAACCTTCTTTACGGTTTCTGTTTTGATAAACTCATCAGGTAAAACTTCTAAGAGTTTCTTATCATCATGTTTATATTCAGCTTGTTTCTTTGCATAGCTGATATTTCCATTAGGAGTAGGGAGCTTATAAGTTTGCTTTTTAGCTTGCTTAGGATCCGTATATTCACGAATAAGTCCAATGTAATAGTCACGAGACTCATTAAGTTTTTGATTGGTTTTAGCCAACCATTCTTTAGCTTGATTAATCTTAAGTTGATGAGGATAAATAGCCTCTTCTACTATTTTTTGATTGTTCAATCGTTTCTCCTCGATTTCCTCAAGCTTTCCTAAAGCCCAAGTAACATCCCCATCATCTGTTAATGTAAAGCGGTCGTCTGTTGCTAATTGCATTGCTTGTTCTAATTCAAGTTGTTCTTGTGATTTAATTTGGTCCATCTTATTCACCTTTCTCTAGCATCATTAATGCAGCAAACATAGCCATATGAATTGTTGGAGACTTCTTCCCGGCTTCATAAAGCATGTAAGCCATGTCATCTGGACTACAAGCACCTGTTACCAGTGTTTTTCCTCCGCCATCAGCCATAAGAAGGAATTTATCGAACTTTCCGTCAGTCTGGTTATTAATAGCCTTAAGTAGCTTATCTGTAGGATCAAACATTAATTCCACCCCATTTCTTTACTGAAATTGTCATTAGTTAAATCAAGCCACCAATGAAGTGATTTCAGTTCAGCTTGCTTTTCTGCTAAATCAGCCACTGTAATTTGTTGAAGCAAACCTAAAATCTGAGATTTATATCCATCTCGCTTACCCATCCAGTAAGCAGCATTAGGAGATAACTCTGATATTGTTTTAAGTAATTGATTTTTCATGATAAAATAAACCTCGTAATATATATTTTTATGTTTACTATTTGCCATCGGTGTTGCCAGCGCCGGTGGCTTTTTTTGTGTTCAAATCCCATAGCATTAGCAGATAGAAGAACAGTAAGAACACTGCTCCGCCATAGTCACCAACGCCTGCGCAATAGGTGATCCAAGCTCCCATCAGCATTGCTAAGAGCTTAGAATTAACTATCTTTGTTAGTGTCATTTGTTTCACCTTCTTTCTCTAAAAACATCCAAGCTAACGTCTAATGCGTCAGCAATTTTCACCATATTTTTGAACGGTGGTTCCTTCCCATCGTTTTTGTAGTTATAAATTGTTGTTAGCGGTATGCCTGTCATTTTAGATAAGCGATAAACTGATATCTTTTGCTTGTCTAACTGAATTTGTATACTATTCCACAACATCTTGTATAAATCAACCCTTTCTATATCCATATGTAGTGCTATAATCGAAATTACGATTATTTACATAACACTCCTTTTAGTAAATTAATCGTCAATTCAATCAAAGTGAGGTGTAATTAATGTTCTTTAGTCTTCGCAAATCATCTGATGGACAATATTATTTCGTTATCAAATCAGATAATCAGGAAGTAGTTGCTACTAGCGAGACCTACATTCTCAAAGAATCAGCTAAACATACCATCAGCGCAATTAAGAATGGTATTAATTCCGATACTCCAGTATTTGATATTACTGATTGCTAATTATTCGTTTGATCTTATTGGCTAGAGTTAGATTTTTTGCAGCTTGTTCTTCAAGCTGGCAAGTAATCTTCTCTAGCTCTTTTTTATTTTCTTCATCCATAAATCGTTACCTCCTAATGTTTCTTTCTGTACTTTTCTTTCAGCACATTCAGTTTCTCACCCTCAATAACGTTGACGATTGCTCCGATTAAGAAGCAAGCCATAATCGCCAACACACACCATGCTAGATACGCCATTTAATCACCTCTCAACGCTTTTACATATGGGCTTTCATGATCTTCGTAGTATCTTTCTGATCGAAATGTTTCAAACTTTTGATATTCCTTCAAATCAACGCGACCACCGGCAAGAAATACCTTTCGCCAGTCTGGATAGTTTTCTTGCGCCCAAACTTTGCGTCTATCAAAAGTCGACTTTGACATAGGTACTTCTATTTCCTTGTCGCCTATCTTTTTAATTGACTTCCAAACATTACAGAATTCTAGCCTGTTCATCTGGTATAAATATGGGCTCATCTAATCAGCTCCTCTCTTTTGCTATACTTAGTTCATCCCCTACGAAAGGAGGTGACTACTATCACTACTCATTACAGTTATGAGGAAGCTCTTGAAGACGTTGCACGCATTACGAATTACATCCCTCCAGAAGTACGTAAAGCAATGCAATTAGCTTCGCAAGCTAACCAACAAATTACAGAAGCGCTTGCCCCTATTCAGGAACAGCTTTCACAACTTCAAGAACTGATCGCTCTTACTTCGAACTTTGATATTAAAATCACCTCGACTCTCAATAGAATCAACAATGAAATTACTCACCACCCAGTTGAATCATTTGTTAAACTTGTGGATACCGTTGATGATCTTCCCGAATCTAACTTCGATCATTCCAATCACGAAAGCAGGAAGTTTACCCGAAATAGTTATTCCGGTTGCAATGATACTGAAGCAGACAGCACACGGTATAACGTTAAGCTTTTTATAAAAAAACAAATCGATCAGTTCAAAAAGGATAATTCCATAGAAGAGATAAAAGTCCCAGATGTCGATTACTGCTTCAAATTTTTCAAGCTTCTTTTTCATACAATAAATACCCTCTGTATCATTTACGGTGTTTATAACGACACTTTTGCTTATGTGCTCATAGAAGCGATCATAACGAATATTGACGACATCCTTGATTTTAGGGATAAGTAATCGTCTGTCACTAGATGTCTACCGTCTTCTGCAAAAGATCGGTAGGCATCTTTTTTGTTTTCTTTGCTCATTCCCTCACCTCCTAAAACTCATCATCAACAATTGCTGCTTGATGTTCATAGAAGTTCTGAACTGCTAATTGGTTATAGTAATAACGATTACCTTTCCAATACCCGTAACGGTTAGTCATTCCCTTAGGCGCTTTTAGACCTAAGCGCTGCCCCCATATTCCAATTGTGTAAGGACTAACTCCAAGTTGGTTTGCAATATCACCAGCAGTGAATACCTTATCTTGGTACACAGGGAACATAAGCTGGTCAGTGGCTTCATTCATTAGTTGCTGATAAAGGTCACCATGCGTATGACCTGCAATCTTCAAAAGTAATTCGGCCCGTTTATTTGCGTTTTGAGCTTCCATTTCTTTAAGCCATTGTTCCTTGAAATTTAATTCACGATTGCGCACTGCAATTTCATCAGAAGTCATATGAGCTTCAATCGCTTTATGCTCTTCTTGATATTCGTTGAAAAGTGACACGTATTGAGCTGTGAATAACGTTCCCTTCTTACCGGTCATTTTGTTAGCTACAAATTCGCAACCCATCTTGGTTAATAAGTAGCAAGGCAAAAGTTTTCCTTGGCTGGATTCATAGTTACTCTCAATGAAGAATTGACGAGAATCCAATTTTGGATTCTCCTTCATATCGTTGATGTAACAGCGAATGTCACGCATTAAATGTGCATGGCGTTTACCAATCATCTTGGCAACTTCACGACTATCTAAAGCTGGCTCTCCGTGAAAATTTAATAGTTGTGGTTCGTTCATAGATATCACCCTTTACTATATTTCGATAATCGCAATAAATCATTTAAAAATTTTTTCAATAGAAATACCTAACTTTTTTGCTAAAGGTGGTAATTCAGTAGCTTGAAATCTATATTTCCCCTGTTCACGGCGGTAGTATTTTTCAGCTTCTTTTAATCCTAGTGCCTTCGCCATATCACCATAAGTAAATCCCTTGTCTATACGAAGTTTCTTTATTAAAGATAGATTTATTGTACCGGGCATTATGCAACTCCTTTCTATTGCGATAAACGCAATCAATTTACGCTTATTATATTACATTTCTATTTTCGCAATGTCAACACTTTTATTACTAATTTCGCAAAATATATTAAAAATCATTGCGAAATAAGATATACTTATTGCGTAAAGCGCAATAGCAAAGGAGGCCATCCTTTTGAGTGATGACATTTTACGAAATAATATAATACGATTAAGAGAAGAACGAGGATGGAGTCAAGCTGAGCTTGCTCGCCGTATTAATATGAATAACACTGCTCTTAACAAAGTTGAAAAAGGTGTTCGAAAACTATCAAGTGCAGAACTAGATGAATTAGCTTCTGCTTTCAACGTATCAACTGATTACCTACTTGGCCGCTCTGATAGTAAGAAAGAACCTTACTATGAATTAACTGAAAAAGAAAAAAATGATATTGCTGTTCAAGCAGAAAAATTGATGGACGGTATTGAATCAGGAGAAAATCTTAATTTTTATGGTGAACCTGCTACTGAAGAACAGAAAGAAAGGCTACTTATAGCTATTCAGACCGCAATGGAAATGAATAAGCGTAAAGCTAAAAAGAAATTTACACCTAAAAAATATCGTGATTAACTTGGGCGGTGTAACATTCTATGGATTCATTTATAGAAAGAAACTATGAAAAACTTAAAAACAAATACGCACTCACTTCCCCAGAAGATTTATTAAAAGAAGCAGATATAGATCTTCTTCCATTACCGTTAGATGATAATACTGGTGGGTTCACTATGACTAATAATCGTTGCTCTACTATTGTTGTTAACTCAAATTGGGATGAACACTATATCGGATTTGTAATTCTACATGAATTTAGTCATTTAGTATTACACGGTGGCTCTAGTACACCTTATTATCGTCGAATAGGTGCCGGCAGATTCATACCGAAAATTGAAAATGAAGCTAATGCATTAGCAATGAAACTTTTATTAGATATGCAAGATAGCGATGATATTAAACATTTAACTAAATACCAATTACTCTATTATCTGGGAATTGATGATGATTTATTGAGATATATACCAAGTTTAAATAAGATTAATAATTAAATTTAATGACCAAAATCTGATGTCGTTAAAAGCTGAATTTTAGCTAAAATTATTACGTAATAAAAAGAGGTCTTCATAATGGAAAGAGATATATTCAATCCTGATATACAGGCAGCCCCTGTCTATCCTGTAGCTTTTAAAATTCAAAATCAAAAACATTTAGATGAGTTCCCGACGTACGAAATTGCAGATCCACAAATAGAATTAACAGAGGATGGGAATATTAACTTTCAACTTTTTTGTACTATTTATTTAGACTCAGAATTTCTTAAAAACTTTAGCGATAGAGATAATTTTATCTACCTCAATGTTCTTTCGACAAATGACCAACAACAGGAAATCTATTTAACTCAGCAAAGAGGTGAGTTTCCTACTGATCAGGGAAGTCTAATAACATACTCATTTCACGTAGTAATTGATAAAGAAAATGTAGAAAAGTTCAAATTAGATTGTTTAAAAGTTCAACTTGCTATAACACAGAAACATGAAGGAGAAATGGGGATTACCGAATCAATTAGAGTAGGAAGATTCTTAAATACCGTCATCCCTATCAAAAAATGAATATCATGGATGAGAATAAAGTCATTTCTTTAGCAAAAAACACTAATGTAAAACCTGGTGAACCAGTAGACACGTCCCCTAGTAAACATGATAATAATGGTGGAGGTGGCAATATGAATGATAAATACGTTACTCATAAAGAATTTAATAAGGCAATGGGCAACATAGATAAACATTTCAACAACATGAATCTACAATTTGAAAAAATTAATACTAAATTGGAAAAACAAAAAAACGACATTGTTTTCGCTATCCTAACTATCACCGGTGCTGGAGTCGGTTTTTTGAGTTTACTTATTGCTATTATCGCTTTATTAAAATGAAATAATCATTCGAAAATAATCCAAGTTTAACGCATTAAAAAAGAAGATTACATAATCAAATTTTCTTAACTAATCGCGAATTTTATACTAGATGTATTGTCAAAACACCAAAGAATGTAATTATTAGGGAGTAATTTATGAAGAAAATAGGTCTTATTTGTGTTGCTGTTGTTGCTGGCCTATCGCTAGCAGGCTGTAGTCACTCAGCATCACAGAAAAATAATAAGCAAACCACTGAATCATCCAGTGTGAAAAAACATCATACTCATGACGAAGATCAAGATGATGATTTTTCATTAAATCTTGTAAGTTCAGATGATCAAGATACTGATTCGAATGATTTAGATATTAATGTTCCATCAGCTAACACTTCAACTAGCTCAGCGTCAAATATCCAAGTACCCCATTTTAATTCTAACGGTAGTGGTTCCCCTACTTCTGGTGGTGATCCAAAAGTTCAAGCTGAAACTGGTAGACTCCAACATGATTGGAACGTTAAACAAGGTATCGAAAATCCTGATGGCAGTGAAACACAAAACTTCCAAAATTGGGTATCTAAGCGTGACCAAGCAGAAGCAAATGGACAAAGCATGTCCGACTATGATCAAAATCAGCGATATTAAATGGGGAGAGATTAATGAATACTGAAAGTAATAAAAAAGAACCGCAATTTTGGAAAGGTGATCCTTCTGGTGGTTTTGCGACCGGACTAGTCGCCGGATTCATCATTGGGCTAATCAATATTTGTTCATTCAATATTCCTTGGTTAGGAAGAATCTGCTTCATAGTGATTTGGCTCGTCATGGGGACACAACCCCGATTTAAGGACACACGTACACCAGAAGAAATTGCAAAGGATAAAGAAGAACGGGATCAAAAGTTTGAGGAAATAAGAGAACAAGCTAAAGCAAGAGAAGCTGAACGTCAAGCAACCAAAGAACAAAAACGTGAAGCAAAAATGCAAAAGAATGAGCTGAAGCTTCAAAAGAACCAACTTAAGATTCAGAAACATCAACTTAAAAACCGTAACAAAATAAAATGCCCCAAGTGTAGAAGTACAAACGTACAACCACTCGGAGTTCACAAGAAAGGATTTTCAGTTGGTAAAGCCGTTGCTGGAACAGTTTTAGCTCATGGTACTGTTGTTGGACCGCTTGCTGGGTTTGCTGGTAAGAATTCAAAGAAAACTGATTTTGTATGCATGAATTGTGGAAAACAATTTAAGAAATAAAATCTTGTCCAACTAAATTGATGACATTAAAAGCTATTTAATATTCAAGTTTTAAACCGGTCGAAATCGACCGGTTTAAAAAACACTATAAAAGAACATATGTACGGGAAGGGCTGGTTATTATGAATAAAAATGAACTACTTGAATATATCGATAATAACTCTACTGCAATTACTATTTTTAAGGATAAGGTTCGCGCAGAGCAAGAAGCTAAAAATAAAAAGCGTCAACCTGCTAAGCGATGGAACGAAGCTAAGATTGAGCGCACTGTAGATAAATTTACTGATGATTTCATCAGTAATGTTTACGACAAGTTATATAAGGGGGTGAAAGCCGATAGAAATACACCAAGAAATAAATGGATTGAGTTTATCGAAACTAACGAAATCCTTGATAGTTTAGAAGAATCAGTAAGTATGATGGAGATTGGAGAAGATTAATTATGTGGATGCAAGAACGCAATGGGAAATTCCGCTTTTTTGAGCAATATAAAGATCCTCTAACTAATAAGACTAAAATCATTAGTATTACAATGAAAGACCATAAAAAGAGTACTGCTAAGCAAGCTCAAATTATTCTAGATAATCGCATATCCAAAGCTTTATCAAAAGTCGGTATCGGAAAAATAATTCATGGAATTACACTCAAACAGTTACTTGATGAATATACTGAATATGAAAAGCCGCGAATTAGGAGATCAACGTATTATAGTCATCAAACAATGGTTAAGACCTTACTAGATATTTTTGGTAACGATGCCTTAGTTGAAAAATTTACTCCACTTATCATTACTGAAAAACTAGAAAGTCTAATGTATGGGGATAGAGAGTTGTCTAGTGGCTATGTATCACGATATAAGTACTATCTACACAAGTTATTTGATTATGCCGTAAAACACTCATATACAAAAGATAACCCGGTTGATAACGTTAAAATTGATTATAAGGCCCCTGCTAATGGTCAACAAATTAAAGATAAGTTCCTCGAAGCTGATGAACTGAAAGCCGTACTCAAGTATCTATATAACAATACCAGGATCTACGGAGAACTTTGCGAATGGTTATATCTCACCGGGCTACGTTTTGGTGAAGCAGCCGCTTTAAGTTTTGATGATGTTTACCAAAAAGACAACCATTGGTTTGTAGATATAACTGGTACATTAGAGTATAAACGAATTAAAATCAAAGAACAAAAAAAGAGTGACGCACCTAAAACCTCATCCTCAGTCCGTAGCGTTGTACTACCAAAGAAAGCCGTTCAAATTTATCTTGATCTGAAGAAAAAATCTAATGGCAAAGGTTTTATCTTCGCAACTGAAAATGGTACACCGATTCAAACGGCATCAGTAAATACTGTTTTAAGATCAGCAAAAAAGAAACTTAAACTTAATAAGCCATTAAGTACTCATGTATTTAGACATACTCATATTTCAAAAATGGCTGAGTTAGGAATTCCGCTATATGTAATCCAACAACGAGTTGGTCACTCCAGTAGTAAGATTACCTCCCAGATATATCTTCATGTGACACAAAAAGCAATTGAAAAGGAAGCGTCAAAACTTGATGAACTGTAA